TTGTCTATGTAGTCAAGCTCCAATTTGCCGAGCTTTTTGAGGTCTTCGTTTCGAGACATAACCTCCGCAGGAACTGCTCCCCCTGTTGGTGCTCTTGTTATAACAGAGAATTCAGAATCTTCCCCAGCTCTAGGGATGTAAAAACTTACATACTGGTCTGCTTGAATTACTGGTCTACCAAGAAGCTCTTCATCATCAGTGGTCATCAATTTAAGTATCGTGGTAAATTCAGGATCATCTTCTGTAACACCGAATGTCAATAATTTCGCCCTTGCATCAGCTTCGTTCATGTAAAGAACACGATCCTGCTGAAGATATTTTTCAGCCAAAGGTCTTGTTGATGCTTTAACAATTGCAGCTGGATCTTGGCTAGCAATTTGAGCTGCTGCTGCATTCGTAAGAGTTACTCTGTCCCCTATGTTACCAAGCCCAGGAATGTTTTTGTTAAGAGTCCATGTTCCGACGGTTCCTGTTCCTGTGGCCTTGGGTGGTTTGATCGCTTTGGCTATGTTGATGGCAGTGGCGGGGAGCTTGGCTTCAGCTTCGCGCTTGGCCATTGCATCTTTCATCAGGTATTGCGCTGGGACTAATGAGGCTGTTGAAGCTGCACCCAGAGCTGTTTGTCCTGGCTTGGAGGCTTCAGCTGCCATGTTAGTGAAGAATTGAAAAGCCAGAAGAGCAGGGTCAATAGGTTTGTATTCAGGAGATATCTCCCGAGCAATCTCAATGGCATCTTCCATCAAATCTTTTCCACCCAAACGACCCAAAGCACCTTGCGACATTCCGAGAAGGTCACCGTAGCTGGTTCCAGCTGCTCCGATTGTGTCGTCTTCCATGTCGGCTCCTTATCTGTTGCTCATGTAATAAGCACTGGCCAGAGAACCTAGTCCACCGATTGTTTGGCCATATATTGATGGTGCTTGAGCTGTCTGTTCACCTTGCTGCAAAGAGAATTGTCTCTGCTCATACGGAACGCCTTTGAGTGCACCCAGAGCAAAGTTGAGTTGCTGGTAGGGATATTGAGCTTGTTCTGTGTAGTCTGCGAATGCCAAGTCAAGAGCTGTCTGGTCTAGCCTCCGACGAGCCTCGCCAGCCCCTAAGAGGCCAGCTGCAGCTTGTTCTTGTAATCCTTGTACCATCGGAGCATAAGACTGCAAAGCCTCTGCCTCCCGAACTCTTGAAGCCTCTTCAGTCTCGAAAGCCTGACGTTGCCTGTCTTCTGCGGCCATCCTGCCAGCTCTATCAGCGTCAAACCTGCTGGCTGCGAATCCTAATCCTTCGGCTGCAGCTTTGGCTCGCAAGTCACCCGCCACCATAGCACCTTCTGAGCCTAAAAGAGCCTCTTGGATTCCGAGCCTTGAGCCGCCGAATGCTCCTGCTCTGGCAGCTGCAGCTCTGGCATCATTCTGTCCGAGCCTTGTTTGCCGCTCTGCCTCGCGGACTCCTGCGTCTGCTGCGCCTTGATATATGTCTAAGAAAGGTTGAGCTGATTCTAAGCTGAAGTCAGAGCCCATGAGAGTGTCGTAGTCTTGTTTGGTGTAACCTTGGCCAAGACCTTTCGCAGCATCATAAGCAGTGTCCAAATAAGTTTGGTATTTCGTGGCATTGTCTCCGGAAAGCATGCCCATCGCTTGTTGCTCTTCTGGGGACATCTTGCTAACTGCGCCAGTTTCCGGATCAGTGTAAGACGCTATCCTTGCTCCAGTGTATTCTGGGTATTCGCTCTTGGCCAACTCCATCGCTTGGTCGAAAAGTATGCGGCCACCAGCTGATACCCACTCTGGGATCTCTGTGCCCGAAAGAGTTGAGCTAGAAGAAGGAAGTGTTGTTGTTGTGCTTTGACATGCGCCGCCCATTTTACGTCCCCACGAATAAAGACCCAGCTTTTACTAGGCCAAGTCTTTCAAAAAAGTTGTCTTTGCGATCCATATCGCCGGAATAAACATGCCCCAACCGGACAGGAACTTTTGCTTCTTTTGCCATACCAATAAAATTTTTGACTAACTCATAAGCAACTCTGGTCTTTCGGCTGGCCTTAGAAACATAAAACCACATATCAGAAAGATGCCTTTCATCAGACCACCAGTCAGTGCTGATTATCCCTCCGATTGATCCTAATATTTCGTTCTTTTCGTCGATCGCCACGAACACTATGCCTCTGTGTATTGATTCGCTGATCTTGGCGACCAGCTTTTCACTGCTTATCGGTGAGACGGGAATCTCGGTGTTTTTATGCATCTCCATAAGAAGCGCAATAATCGCCGAAATATCGAGTGGCCCAGCTCTCCGAACATCCATCACATACCGCCCAAAGCACCCATCTGCGGAGCTGCAGCTGCTTGTTGCGGAGCTGCTTGTTGCCCTTCAACCGCTTCTATAAGCTGCGCCAGCTCTGGGATCAACTTTATTAGGATCCGAGCAACTTCAGGGGTGATCGCTTCGTCCAACCGACCAAGCTCCTCAGGAGACATGTTTGACAATCGAGCCAAAAGAACTGCTGCGATCTCTTCGTCCGGTTGCATCATCGCTTCGCGTGCTCTCGGATCCATTCCAGCATCCATATTCGCTCCACGCATATCAGGCATTTGTTCGGCCATCTAAGCCTCCTTGGTTTTGTAAAGAACAGACCAGTCTGTCTTTTTTGTGAACGCACCAACAACCCAGCATGTTGGTTCTAATATCTTCCGATAAATCTTGCCTAGATAGTCTGGCTTGGTTCTCTGGCCATATATGTAAGCAATCTCATTAGACCTGTGTTGGGCTAGGTGCTTCCACAAAGCGACAAAGCGACCTTTGCGCATCTGCTTAACCATCCACACTGCCCAAACGTGATATCCATTGACGTGCTGCGGGGAAAGATAGTCTCTCGTGAATCGATAGTCAAGGATCACGCTCTGCCTGTCCATCAAGCCTTGGCGCATCAGCTCATTGCATATTACCCTTCCACCCAAAGCACCACCCAGCATGCTGCCAACAACTCCACCAATTCCTGGAAGTATAGCATTTCCGAGAGCCATCCCGATAGCAGAGGCTCCTGCAGACTTAGCTGCCTCTTTAGGCTTCTTGCCCATGAGCAGGTTGATTCCGAAAGCTGCCAAACCAGCACCACCAGCCGCACTCCAGTTGGCCTTGGCACCTTCTCCCCAAAGCCTGTTGCCCACACCTTCGAAGAATGTTGGGGCTGTTGAAGATGATGTTATTGCTTCTGCGGCTATGTTGCTTTCAACACCTTCCGGCAATTTGTCAAGCGCACCAGCCTCATAAACTCTCCTGCCATTGACAACTTCTGATCTGCCTTTGAGCGCATCGTAAGCAGCCTCATTGCCAGTTGCTGCGGCTGTTGCTTTGTTCGAAAGCTCTGGGTAATAAACTGCATTGTCAGACAATCCAGTCTCTAAAATTTTGTAACCTGCCTTGGTGCTGTCCGCAACTAGCTCGGAGGGAAGGTCTTTAAATGCACCTTTGGCTCCTGCGAGCAGCTTGGCTCCAGAATCCCCAGACATATATGGATCAACCAAAGCTGCTCCTGCGGAAGCTCCAACTGTCTGCCCCAGCTGGCTCAAAGTGTCTCCGGTGACTTGCTTGCTGATCTGTCCTGGACCCATCATGCCTGTTGGTTGGCCTTGAGAGTCGACTAGCTTTTGATAATCATCAAGCATCGAGTTGTCGAACTGGCTACTAGGATCAAAGCTCCGCTCACCTGTTTGGATCTGGGTCACCCAAGTCAGAGTTGGGACAGCCGCAGTTCCATACATTGTTTGGAGGTCAATGCTGGGATCTTGAGTGACTGCAGTGTTTTGAAAAACGCCATATTCAACAGGCACAGACTCCTCTTTAGTTGTCTCGCCTGTCAGTCCTGTTAATGCACCTGCTGTAGCCATGAAAGATTCCTTTGACTAATTTTAGTTTATATTGCGTGAGTAGTAAATCATTAACTTATCTCCAGCAATGATGCCACAACGTGCAACCTGTTTCCTGTAGCTGCGGTGATTTTTATTATCTCATCTTCTTGAACAACCAAAGGCTGCGTCAAAAGCTCAACAGTTGCATTCGCGCCTACAGCCTTGACTTTAAATAAAGAGAAAGTCGCAGGAGATGAAGCTGCATCTGTTATTGTAACGGTGATTGTGTCAGCATTGCCGCTGTCTTCAGAAACAAGCAATGACTTGATTAGTGTGGTAGTCGCGCTTGGAGTTGTATAAAGGACAGTTGCTCCTGTTCCTGTCAAATCAACTTTCGCGTTTTTATAGTTGTTAGCCATTTACCCAATAAACCACGCTGTAGCTTCAACTTGCTCTGTGGCTGAATTAAGACCTGCAGAGTTGGCAAAATAAGTTGCCTGTTTTTCTAACTCGATTGTGTTGGTCAAGCGTGCCATATAACTCCGGTGATACTCATCTGGGGGAGTTGGCAACCTTAAGACTGCTAGTGGGGCTGCTGGCTGTGTCATCTCGGGCCATCCTGTCTCAAGTCAATTCTAAAGTCTCCAAGCTGCCATTCGTCTTGGGTTCCTGTGCTTTGGAACTTTAAAGCTATTTGTCGACCTTTGACTCTGGTGCTGATCTTTTCTGTTGTAGAGGTGATGTTGAATGGACCTTTGGAAGTCTCGGAAGCATTCGGGAACTTGCGAGTATTCATGAAAACTGAAACTGTGCTGTTGGCTCCCATTGCAATGTCTGGGATTATCCTGTCAACCATATAAAGGTTATTGCCTTCTGTAGTCATTTCCCTTGGCGAGCCTTCAATAAAGCAATTCATCGCTGCGCCATCTGCGCTTGTGCCTGTCTCTTGATTATACAAATGACCACCTGCATCAAATGCGAATGGCTTTTCTCGAGAGCCAAACGCATCATTCCAGACTGTCCTGTCCATAGATCCAATTGACCAAGCATTTTCAGCATAGTTATAAGAAACATAACTGTCTGGCTCAGGATCATCAGCAGCTGTGTTCTGGTCGGAAACATAGAACCAAGTGACCTCGTTGAATTCAACATTGTGGCCGACTGCGGTCTTGTCGAAATAACGACCTTGCATTCTGTCGAAAACAAAATGTTTTACGGAACAAGGAATCTCTTTGACAACACCATCATAAACGTAAAAAGATCTGTTGCTCATCCAATATACATTGCCATCAATAGCGATCATTGAGTTTATGCCATTGGCACCAACTCCAGTGGCCAGCAACCGGAAAGAGAATATAAATGGTGCACCAACGAACGTCATGCCATAGATAGCCTCGTCGGTGCTTATTATAGTTTCTTCTCGGGTGTTGACCATTGTGATTATTTTTGTGCCAACTTCCAACCGTTGATCACCAGCTGTGTTGGTTGCTGTTGGTGCAAATTTCGTGAAGTCTTCTTGAGTTGACCAGCGAACCAACATCGGATCCAAGTCACCAGAGCTCCCATCAGCTGCGACGTAAACGCTGGCCCCACCAGCTATGAAGTGTCTGTCTGGAAAACTAACGACAGAGACTCTTATTTTTTCTGGGACAGAAGCTGCTCCGGCTATTGATGACACCAAAACTGCTCTGCTCGTCACATTGGAAGATGTATCCCAATAATAAACATCACTCCCCCTAACCGTTGCAAGGAGGTCTTCTCCCCAAAGATTTAAGCTCCAAGCAGAACTTTCTAAGTTTACTTGAGATAGAGACAAAGATCTTGCCGTGTTCCATGTTGACTCACCCCATCCACCAACACCCCAACCCAAAGCTGGATTGGCGCTTTGTGAGCCCAACCCATTACTAGAGCCGATCAGGTATTTTATGTCTATTGTCGTGCCACCACCTGTGGCTCCGCTCGTTGCAGCTGATGGGGATTGTATCGAATAAGAATTAGAGTCAATGAAAGTTATTTGATAGCCAGACATTCTGTTGATTGTGTCTGCGGGGATCCCTCCTGTTGCGGTGGCAGAGTTTATTACAACAAAATCACCGTCTGAAGCTCCATGCGAATTATCGGTTACGGTGATAGTTGTGCTGCCATTGGTCACGACCAAAGGATTAGAGAGGTTGCTCGTGGTTTTCCGCAGTGGTGTTATGTCATAGATTGCATTGTTTTGAATTATGTAAAGATGGTTGTGCGTCCCGACAGCTATTCTATCAAAACCATCCACGCCTCTCCAGAAAACCATTTTCCGACCAATGCCAGTCAATGTGGCTTCAGTAGACGTTGCTTCTCCAGCAGGATCTAATGCATAAAACGCATCTTTTTCCCAGCCACCTATTTTCTCTGGATACCCATTAACAAAACGAACAAGATCGCTGTCAACGTAAAATGGCCCATTCTTACCAGCAGAATATTCTGTGGTGTCCTTGACAATCCCTGAGTTATATTTTATCAGAGAAAAAGTCATATTAAAAAGCCAACTCAAAATGAGGTGCATCTATGAATGGCCTACGACCTTGTGATCTACGAATGTCAATGTAGCTGTTCATAGCATTCTCCGCAGTGCCCTCCCAATCCCCGAGAGAGTCGACTGTCCAAGCTGCGCCCCACTTGATCTTAACTCCAGAGGCTGCAGCAGCTTCTTTCATAGCATCAGCAATCTCGTCGTAAAGGTTAAGCTCCCAACGACCACCATCAACGTAAGCCATCAAGTCAACAGCATTGCCGTGGATGTGCTTGCTTTTCATTGTTTGGCTAGCACCTTTAGCGACAAGAGCTTTTTGCTCTTCTATCGTCCTCAACCCGCAAATCACTGAAAAGTCTTGTTTGGTGACGCCGATGGCGTACTTCACGACAGTTACCAGATTTTCGTTGACACCTTCTAGCCTTGATAGGCTTCGTTTTCCTAACTTGTATCCCATGGCTACTTCCCTGCATACTTCGTGATCGCACGATTCCCAAACCAGAAAGCCAAGACCGCACTGAACAGTCCGGACGTTTCTCCATCCCACATCAAGTCAACTGCTTGCATCCAATCACCACCAGCTTGCGTAACTTTGACCATAATCACTACTTTCGTAGCTACGAACAATCCGAAAAAGGCATAAGTAATGATAGGGCGAACGCTGCCCCTGAGAGCGTTGACAAAGCCTCCAGCGTCAATAGATCGGTCATGTGCATACAACCCTTTTGTTTCTTCGATGTCCGCCTTCTTATCTAGCTCAACCAATTTCATTTCGCTGCGTCTTTGAGCAAGATCTGTTTCTATTTGCATCATTTCAATGCGGTGTTTTTGTTGCTGGTTTGCCTTGAAGTAATCCAGCACAGACGGCAGAAACGATGATCCGAAGCCAAGCAGACTTCCCAGGAGAGCCATCATTTCTCTGATCCTAACCACACAGCGAATGCACCTGTCATAGCACCTGTCACAGTGGCAGTCAATGCAGTGGCCTGAGTGCTGACAACATCCTGTGGGAGAGACATGAACCACTCAATCACACGGATATACATAACCGTCATCACCAACATCATGAACCGAGGCATAATTTTCCATGCCAGAAACTTTTCCATAGTCATGCTCTTACCCCATTTTTGTTAGCACAGTGATAAGCATCAAGATAATTGCCGCACTGGCACCGATCATAATCGCCTCTAAACGCTTTACTCTCGTAAACAGTTCTTTGTGTTGTATGGTCACTTCCGTGCGAAGAGATGCAAAGGTGATGTTTAAATCATCAATTCTGCTGTGTGCAGAGGCTACAGTTCTTTTGTCCATCAGCTAGGCTCCGTGGGCCAATCACTCCCACCACCGTCACCTATGTCACCGCTTTGCAAATTAGGCCAGTTGGCGTGTGTGGTAATATCTCGCAGAGCGGTGCGATACGTTGACCAAGCAGACGGCACAGCAGCTCCAGCTTCTAACGCCTTGGTCACCACCCAGTCACACGCAGCTAAACGCCTATTGCGCTCATCACGATTGCGTTGCGCTGCCGCTGCGTTTTGACTTGCAACATAAGCTGTCTTTTCACTGTCGGTCATATCTACAACACGGCGCGTGTAGACCTTGCCATCTTGTAAGTATGGCGTTACAACTTCGCTCTTCTGCGTGGCATGGTCATAAGCTAAATACTTCACTACATCTACGCAGGAATGATTAGCCATCCACGTTGAGTCTGGACCACCTTTGTAAAAGCGCGTGTTTGGAAACAACGCAGTGTGATCCCCAACCGCAACAATCGTACTGCCACTTAATTGTGCTATCATCATGTCTATTGTCCTTTATCTGCGAATGCTGCTGTCGGTGCTGTGAAATTGCTGGTGTAACGGGCCATGTGGCTAATACGAAACTCATCAACATAGCCCTGCATATAATAATCGCCAGAGTATCTATTGCCTATCCGCAATGCACCGTCAGTAAAAGTTGTGACTGTTGTAGAAGTACCTAAAGAAGTTCCGTTTTGGTACAGAGTTGTAGTAGAACCATTTCTTACGACTGCTATGTGTACCCACTCATTAGTCGGCGTTGCTGCATTGGCATTAATTCTATCTGCACCTCCAAAAAATACGTGCAATCTTAAAGGGTCATCATCAAAATAAATACCTAAATGACTTGTATTGCCACTTGTTCTAAAGTCAAACAAATTATGGTATTGTGCTTGTGCTGTTAAATAATACCAACCTTCAACAGTAAAATTACCTGTACCCCAAGCACCTATACTTGAAGCAACTTCTGCATAATCCCCTGTACCATCTAAATGTAAAGATGCTGTACCAAACTTAGCTTGGTCTGTGCTTGTGTTGGCATTGCCAGCCAACG